TTCATAAAGAGCTTCGTAGCCCTTACTCAGCTCACTCGTTAGGCGATTTAGTTCTGTTATTACTTCCGATACGAGCACTTAGAACCTCCAGACGCTCCAAGAGCGCATGCCTGAATACCTCTGCGTCATTAGGCTTTCCCGCCTTTAGTGCCGCTAGGTACGCTTCCCGCAGTTCCGCTATCGATTTGAGTAGCACTTCGGACATCCGCACGCTCCTTTATTTGCGTCAAGATCTTTTCAGGTGCTCTCTGAGTTTTTGCTTCCAACCACAAAGCCCTGAGCTGATCTATGTCGGTAAGTTTATCCGCTTCTGCCATCCAGTTTCTTGTTGGCTTAGGCGTTACGCCACGCTCTGCTTTTTCCATTTCACTGCGGGATGCTCGCTTCGAGCCACTCCAGCCTCCGTTGGCAAGGCATCTGCCAATGGCTGACGTTTCGGCATTTTCGAGAGCTGCCGTCTGATTCGCCATGCCCGAACCGTCGACCTCAAATGCCAGACCAGTTGCTTTCGGCAAATTCGCCGCTTGCTCGCCTGCCGTGAGAAAAATGCTGGCCTTAACAACCCAAGTAGATACCGAGCGGTCAGCCTCTGTCGTAAGATTTTCAGTGATAATGCGTCCATCAGGGTGTGCTTCATAAAACTTCCTGATCCTTTCCTCTACAGTTTCGTAGTCGTTCAAATTGAATTTAGCCATCTTTCCTCCTATTTGATGATTAGAAACGGCTTTCCACCGTTCCTGGATTGTCTTTGTGCCACGACGATTTGTCCGTCGGGTGTGTTTATGTAGCCATAGCGTGCTTTATTCATTGCTGCTATGACTCTGCTCTTTACCTCATTTAGTTCCCATTCAGCTTGCACAAATCGCTGGTGCTTTTCTTGTAGTTGCAAACCGAATGATTGAAGATCCACAGACTCCTCACTGATCTCTGGGTGCATTGCCCTGACAGTCTCAAAGGTCGACTTTGATCCATCCCAATCAGGTGCAACACTTTCGAGTATGTTGTCCCAAAATGCTTGTGCACGCTCCTCATAAAGCTTGCCCATAAACTCGTCGTACTCTACTTCGAACTCTTGGTACGTCATTCCATTGACACCAACCACCACAGCCTTGTGGATCCCTGTGACGTGCATGTACCACATCACCTGTGCCTCGTAGTGCGGGGGCAGCTCTGCCCATGAAGAGCGAGCGGTTTTCACTTCTACGATCTTTAGCTCTTTGCCCTGCTGCGCAATGGCATCTGGGTTTGCGTGCATCCAGTGCTTCTCTTTGTGAGCAAAAGTGCCCGTGCGAAAGATCTGCTCCGACCTGTGCTCTTCTGCATAAAGATCGAGTATGGGTGATTCAAAAGCCTTGCCGAACCGAATTGCCCAGTTGTCTCCAACCGAATCTTCGATTAGGCCCATCTTCTTGTGATACAGCGTGTAGGCAGATTCCCAAGGATTTAGCCCCAGGATTGTGCCGATCTCCGATCCACCAATGCCCTGTGACCGAATCACATGCCACTGAGTAGATCCGTCCTCAAACTCACCTAAGAAGTTAGCGTTAGGCAAATCTTTGTTCCATGTTTTCAATTTGTCCTCCTATCGGAATTTCTATAGAATACGACAAAGGACGGACATTTTGCGACTTTCAAGAAAATACCTAGTATTCCTAGACCTAGTGAACAAGGTCGACCCAGAGTGCAGGCAATACCCTGACATGTTCTTCCCAGAGGACTGGACTTATGAAGAGGGCAAGCATCAAGTGACCCAGTTTGCTAAATCAATTTGCAACAGATGTCCGATAAGAGAGCAGTGCTTAGAGTATGCACTGGAGGGCAGAGAAGAATTTGGTGTCTGGGGGGGCACAACTACAAATCAAAGATGATAAGCTTTGCTGGCTAGCAATGAGGCAAGCGACAGAGGCTCAGCCTAAGAGCTGAGATAAGAGAAACCCCCAGGAGGGAAAATGCCTGGGGGTTTCTGCTAACCGAACTAGGATCACTAGGAGGACTCAATTCATAGGAGTTTAGAGCAAGAAGCGATCCTGAAAAGACTATACACGATCTCCGTTGTCTTCTGCAAGCTCTGGATCAAAATCATCTGACTCTACATCTTCCCAATCAAAGTCGCCATCTTGGTTGACCTCCAGTGCATCCTTGACCGCCTCAGAATCTGACTTAGCTACCGCAGCTCTATAAGCATTTTGAATATCGCTAAGTTCCAGCGTGCCCTTCCAAGCAAGCGAGACGCCAACTGTCGTGAACACGACGGCGAAAGCCGAACCAACGCCGATGATTGTTCCCATGATCCAATCGCCTGCAACAGCACCGATCGCAGTGCCACCGAAGGCCGTAGCCATTGTGAGTCCAAGTGATCGCAGTCCGAACTGCTTTAGGTATTGTCTAAACATTATTTGTCCTTTATCTCTTGCCCGCAGCACTTACAAATGCTCGGCTCCACCAGCGCTTTGTCTTTCGTGTCCGCTTGTTTTGCCTCTGACCCTTTGATGTTTTCGAGAATGAGTTTGTAGAGGTCGACTTTTGCGGAGGTTGCACCAAAGACTCCTTTCAGGGTTTTCGAAGCGGTAGCGTGCAAATGTGGGCCACTTGAGACACCAGACGAACCCACTGTTCCTATGGTCTGTCCCTTGACTAGCTTCTGACCTACTTCATAGCCAGGTCGCTTATCCATGTGGCAGTAGCCGAGATACCAAATCTTGCCGTCTTTATCCATTGCAGTCTGCACTACAACCCATCCAAGAACCTTTGAATATTGAATGAGTCTGATAGTTCCTTTAGCAATTGCAGGGATGCGAGTACCTAAAGGCCGTGCCCAATCCGTGCCTGAGTGTGGCTGCATGCCTCGCTTCTTGCGAAAGTCTGAGAGCGTGCCATAGTGACCTGTGATGTATTTGTCTGGATAGGGAAGTCTCCAGTCAGCTACACGCTTTGCCATTAGACATTCCTGCCTATGAAGGTGATGACAGTTGCAATGATCCCTGCTGCGCCAACAGCTCCCCAAAGTTTCTTCTCGATTGAGCGCAACCGAATCTCATGATCTTTGATATTGCGTGTTGCCCACTCAGCATGTGAGTGGTGTCTTTCGTCATTAGTCGCAATACGAGCTTCTAGTCGCTCGAACCGAATCATTAGTTCTACGGCCCATTTGGGGGTCATGTCATCCATACACTAGCTCCATTACAGCATCGAAGTTTGTGTAGGTTGAGACTATTTTACTGTACGTTTACAACCCGTACTGAGCCGCCGTCAGCGGATGCAATGGCGTACAAAGAGTCATCTGCGTTGGTCTGGAAGACTGTGGTGTTTGTCTTCGATAGCTTTACGCCCGTCGAAGTCGTGACATCTGATCCGCCAACATAAACAATTGTGTCTCCATCAAAATCGCCGTCTTGCAGATAAACAAACTGCGATCGAATGCTTGGGCCACTTACCTCTACTACGGCTGTGCCTACGGATACTGTCTGGCTAGTTACTGGCATCAGCCACCTACAATCGCTAGTGCTTCGTCCTCGGTCAAACCGAGTGCCTCTAGCTTCGAGAGTGCGGAAGCCTTTGCATCGGCTTTTGCCTGCTCCTCGGCCTCACGCTGAGCCTGTTCCTCAGCCGCCTGAAGTGCCATTGCTTCACGCTGTTCGATTTCCTCGGCTGTCAGGGGAACGATTGACTCTCTTTCGCCCTTTGGACGGGACAAATCGACGATAACTTTTACGGGAACATCTGCCATTTTTTTACCTCAGTTTCTCAGGGGCATACATCTTCAATAATTCTACTGCCCATTCTACCTTGTCGGTGACTCGCTGTCCTGGTGGTTGTGACCTGCTCCACAATTCGAGATTTTCTATGCGATTGTCATTCCTCACTCCGTTTAGGTGATGAACATTTTCTATCGGCAAAAGTCTTCTACCTAGATGTTCTTCCATTACAACACGATGCTCTGGTCTCGAACCCCTATAAACATAACCATTCTGTTCACGAGTTGGCTTTTTGCGAGATACAGTCGGATCTCCGTGCCTTCTAATACGCCTGTAATGTTTGTTGCAATAACCTTGTCCGTAGTGTTTGTTTTCACAACCTTCCATGACACAACCAACATACTTTCGATGATT